AAGTATCTAACCAAGTATCTAACCAAGTTACTAACTAAGATATGGGAAACATAGTAGCGAAATTCGACATAGATAAGCTATTTGCAGGCGTTTACGAATCAGTAGACATTATTACGGCCACCGTTGTAGACGCTATGCAAAAGGCTTGTTTAGAGGTTACGCGGAACGCTAAACGATTGAACACCTACAAAGACCGGACACACCTATTACGTTCTTCGATTGGTTTTGTTATCTATAATCACGGGAAAAAGGTAGCAGAAAGTTTCGGTTCTACCGGTGGGGAAAAAGGAAGCGAAGGCGTAGAAAAAGGTAAGCGTATGGCGGAAGAAGCGGCCGCACAATACCCGAACGACATAGTAGCGGTTATCGTTGCCGCCGCCGATTATGCCCTATACGTTGAAAGTAAGGGGTACGACGTAATTAGCGGCCCTTGCAGCGAGTTAAACGCAATTTTAAGTAAGCATATCCAAATTGCAATAGAAGAACTTAGGGCGTAATGGATAAAAGGCAAGAAGTTATACGATATATAGCGAGCGTAGAAAAGCAACTTTACGCATTGTTTGGCAATACCTACCACGCGGCCCTAAAACTTACCGAGGTTAGGAAAGCGATAGAATCGGGGGCTTCTTTTACCTGGAAAGGGAACCCGGCCGCCGAACGCAAGTTAGACCGGTACCTAAAAGACCTTAGCAGCAAAACAGCCCTTATTACCAAGAACGGTATTATAGGAAGTTGGAACAAAGGAGAAGCACGGGTAAAGGAACAGGCGTTAGAGGTATTCGGGAAGACCTCGGCACGGAGTAAAGAAACTACCGACATTTGCGAACAGGCAGTAAAGGCACACCGGGCCAAAGGAGCAACGGGCCACGCCTACGCCAACGCCAGCCGCGAGGGTATGAACCTATCTACCCGTGTTTGGAACTTGACGGCGAAGGCGAAACAAGAACTTGAAATTATCATACAAAACGGCATACTTGAAGGGAAAAGCCCGGAAGAAGTAAGCCGTAGCCTTCGCGGGTACTTGAACAATCCCGACGCGCTTTATAGACGGGTTCGCAACAAGGAAACCGGGGAACTTGAATTAAGCCAAGCGGCGAAACAGTACCACCCCGGCCAAGGCGTATATAGGTCAGCTTACAAGAACGCCCGCCGCCTTGCCGTTACCGAAATGAACGCCGCCTACCGCCGTGCGGAGTGGGAAAGCTACCAAAATAACCCCCTTATTATCGGGTACGAAATTCGGCTAAGCAATAACCATACGGTAGTAATTAACGGTAAATTACGAACCTTATACGATATTTGCGACGTATTGGCCGGCCGGTACCCTAAAACTTTCCTTTGGACGGGTTGGCACCCGCATTGCCGTTGCGAAATGGTGCCTATCTTCATTTCGGAAAGCGATTTTAGGGAACGAATAAGGGCACGTAAGGCCGGTAAGTTGAAGGATTGGAAACCGAACCCCCAGCGCACCGTAACGCAGGTTCCGAAAGCCTTGACCGATTGGATAGCCAAAAACGAGGAACGCTCGAAAGGTTGGAAGACTTTACCGTACTTTGTTCGGGATAACCGGAAAAGTATCGGCACCTTGCCGGTAAACACCTATACCGCCGAAGAACGGAAGTTTACGAGGGCAAGAAGTACGGCCGAAGCAATGGAACGGGCGACGCAATTACTTAGTACGCTTTACCCGGATATTCAGAATACAGAACTTGCGGCCCTTCATCACTACACCCAGCAAGGCGGGAACTACCGGCAGCTTAATAAGCAGTTGGATAAAGGCACCCTTACCGACTTTAACAAGGCTTCGGCTTCCCTTATGGCTAAGGCGTTGGAAGAATTGCCGAAGTATCGGGGAACCGTCTACCGAGGCGCGATTATGAAGCGAAAGGATTACGAACGCCTTTACGCCGGCAAAGACGAAGTAAAACACGCTATTTTCACTTCATCGACAAAAACGCCGGCGGTTGCTTACCGGTTTGCCAGCTATCGAGATTTGAAGAAGACGGAAGTACGGGTACTTTTTGAAATTCAGAGCAAAAACGGCCGCGACATATCCGATATTTCGGAATTTAACGGTAAATTTGCTCCCGAAGACCAGCGGGAAGTATTATTTACTAACGGCACCCGGTTTAAGATAGTGAAGCACGAAATTTCCGGGCAAGAAGTCCGCATAACACTTGTAGAGCTATGATAGAAGTAAAAGAAATAGATAAGTGGCCCGATAACGATAAATGGGCGAAGGCCCGTAAGGATTGGGACGCAATGCCGAAGGACGAAAAAGAAGCGTACCGGCGGGAACACGCGGCCGCTATCGACCGTTGGGAAGCAGAAACCGACGCTATGGCGGAAGACGACGATACAGAAGAAAAGAAGAAGGAGTAGCGCGGTGCTACTCCTTCCTTATTTTTCCCGAATTTCGATTTTGTGGCCTTCAATTCCGCAGGGTATAGGCTGGTACCCGACAAAGGAGATAAACGGAAATAGGGCCGTTTCTCGTATCATGCGGGTTTATTTGGTTTGGATAGTAGTTTAAGCAAGCGTTCGTTATATTCCGAGCCTTCCCCAAATACGCTAATAGCCGTTCGTAAAACCCGTATTTCGTTTTCCCTATCTTTTTGTCGGCGATATATGATTTTCAGCCTATCGTATGAGTGCCGACCGTTGGAACGCATGGCTATATTTTCTTCGTAAACTTGTATGGCGGCTTCTATTTCCCCCTTCTTTTCATAAGCGATACCAAGCATGTTTAACGATGCGGTTCGTTGTATTGAATAATTGAGCCGTCTATTTTTCACAATACTATTAAATGCTTCTTTGTAAACATCTTTTTTAATTGCGATATTGTTATACCCCAATCTTTTAGCGCGTAAATATATGCTGAAAAGGTTAGGCCCATTATTTGACAAAGCTATATTTTCCGGTGTTAAAAACGATATAGGTACTTTTATTTCATCTTCGGCCGGTTCCCGTTCGCAGGAATTGGGGTTTGCTTTGTTTGCTTCTTTCGCCTTAGCTTCTTCCGCTAATTTTTGTTCGTTGGTATCTATTGGAAATTCCAATTTTTCGCCATTGACGGAAAGGGTTACGATTGCCGAAATATTTCCTTCTTCATCTACGGAAAAGTTGCTTATTCTATCGTCATCGGACGGGGAAGCCTTGGCGTTGCCAAAAAATAGCTTTTTTATCCACTTCATACTATTGCTTTACAAAAATGTACGGTAGCGATAAATCGGGGGCGTGAAGGTTCATTTTCGTATCGCTTTTTATAGAAAGTGCGAATTTCTTGTATAGCTTCTTGGTGGAAGTCCTGTATAGGCGTAATTCATCGGCCGTGTTCGATACCCAATAATAGCACGGTACATCTTCGTAACCTTCGTTATGGTAAACCAATTCGCCGAAGGCAGAGAATAACAGCCGTTCACCTTCGATAAAGTCGTTTTCGTAGATTTCTACGGGCTTATTGTTTTGGGTTCCGAATATGATTTTATCCGGGTCGGGTTGCAATTCGGCACCGGGATAGTCGCCAAGGTTTGAAAATTGGGTATCGGCCCAAGTCCCGTTAAACACGGATAAGGCTTTTTCTTGTTGTTCGGTGTAGCTTCTTCCGGGGTCTTCATCTTTGGAACACCCTACCAACAGAAAAAGCGCACATAACAGGCAAAAGTGTTTCATAAGATATTTAGTTAAACAGTTCGTAAAATTCATTTCCGGATTTCATTTGCTTAATATTTTCCGGTAGTTGCTCGCCTATCTTTGAAAGGTCGTTAGCAAGCCTTTCTTTCAACTTCAAAAAATCCGCGTCTATGTTTTTTTGAATCTGGAACCAATTACTTTCCGATTTATCCAACCCCGAATAATTGAGTTCGGAAATACTATCGTAAAAGCGATTTAATAACAATTCTTTCGCTTTCTCTTTGTCCCCCGAAGCAAGCGACTTACGTATTTCAAAGTTGAAGTTAGACTTATTCGAATGTTCGCAATTTTCGCGTAGTTTCTTAACGTCATTCGTCATTATCCATAACTTGAAGAATAGGATAATTTGCAGGAAGGCTGCCGCAAGCGTTAATAGGGCTAATAGTTCTTCTATTTGCATAGTCGTAAAATTTGCGCCCCAAGAACCCGAACAGGCATTACAAAAACAAAAAAAGCGTGGGCCTTATTGGTCTACGCATTTGAGGTATCGCCAAACACCTACCGAAAGTAGACTATAACCCACGCTTAGCGATATATCGAAAATGGATATACAGCCAGCGAGCGTTAATAGGCTATCCTTTCGGTTTGGAAAATTGGCGATTTTCAAATGCGGATTCCTATACGCTTTTACAAGCGTCCCCGGATTTCTCCCCGGAAACGTTGCAAATATACTGCAAAAACGGCGCACCCGACAAACCCTGTGGAG